GATGCTATAGCTAGCATTCCTGTTAATTTCTTCCTCACCATATCATAGGTAGGGGTTCGTTTAAGAAAGTAAGTTTGTTGAACATTCTTAAACTTGATGGTCTCTCCATCTTCTTTTCGTGGTGTTGTAATATCCATTGCTATGAACTCACCAAAAGCTTTTATGTTTTCATCAGTATAAACATATCGCTTATGTTTGGATATATATTTTAAATTGTCATCTCCATAATTAATTAAAGCCACATCTTTAAAAAATGGATGAATTTTACGTTGTTCCGCAACAAAATTCTTTGCAGGAATTTCTTGACCAACGTCTTGACAATGTTTAGCAATACAGAAATGGTACTGCAAAACTTCAAGAATAGCTTCGCAAATACAATTTAACCATCCTGTTCCATAAACTCCACTAGGCATTCGTTTTTTGCAAATAAAAACAGCTCCATCTATAACCATTATATAATTACATAGACCAGTTAAAACCGCTTTCAATCGTTTTAACTCTTGAGCATTTGCAGGATCTTTATAAAAAGGGCATTCTTGGAATAATCGCCACAATACGTCAACTCCATAGACCAATACTAATAAGCGCTTATCATATTTACTATAATCAGTATCCAACCATCCTTCTTCAAATAAAAATGCTCCTAAATTCTTTTGTTTACCTTCGATTTCTTCATACATATGTAATAAACGATCATGTAATTCAGTGGAAGCTGCATTCATACCAATCTGACCAAACATAGTATCCCGTCGAGCCATAAAAATATCAGTCATTTTACCCAAATAAATCCTACACAACATAAGAAAAATTGCATTACCTGAAAAATATGCTCGTTCCATACCTGCATCAATCTTCGATCGTTTAATGATCTCGTCTTTAATCGTCATAACAGCGACATTTAAAACTGGTTCTCCTTCATCGATCTTCCTAATAGTGTGCATCAAAGCTTCAGCAAACCACTCTCGTAATTGGGGTTCTTCTAATCCACCGCATACAATATCATCTTTCTTTTTACCAAAGAATGGATACCCACATCCAGCTTTAAGATTTAAGGGATTGGTGAATAAAGTTCCTCGTATAGCTTCAGTGATTGTTAAAGGGACAACAGTGTGTAACATATCATGTGTGTGACGTAATACTTCTTGGTACACAATATCAGAAGCTTCATGAAAGATAGCTGGATCACATATTGTTCCACATCCTACCATCTGACGTACTGCTGCTAATTTTGGATCAACATAAATCTCACCTTGTCGTGTTGGGTGTAAATTTGGAATCCCAAATTC